GAGAAAAGCAGAACACTTTATTTCCGAACAAATATAACAACTACAGGAGAGAAAATGACACATAGAAATAAAGCATGGGCATCACTAATTGGCTATGTAATAGTCATTATTGCTGCTAACTGGATGACCAATGTGTTTGGTCTCGTCAGCATCGTGGGTCTTGCTGTTACCGCAGGAACATTTGCGGCTGGGTTGGCTCTAATTATGAGAGACGCAGTACAAGTTTATTTTGGTAAGGCGGTCTCACTTGTAGCAATTCTTGTAGGTGCAGGTATAAGTGCCTTTACATCTACACCTGCTATTGCTCTAGCAAGCGGCATTGCTTTTCTTGTCAGCGAACTTGTGGATTTTGGAGTCTTTACACCTCTTCGTAGTAAGTCACTCCCTCTGGCTGTAGTTTCTTCAAGCATTGTCTCGGCACCAGTGGATACGGTTCTCTTTCTCCACATCGCTGGTTTCGGGATTACCTGGGAGGCAGTAGTTGGTCAATTCATCGTGAAGACTATTATTGCTTTGATTGTTGCTGCGGGACTCTTCTACAGAGAAAAAAGAAGTGTAGGGAAATAACGCTAATGGAGGATCAAAGCCAAGAGGAAGAAGAGATCTGCCCACACGGGATGTCAATGTGGCTGTGTGCTCACCCCATCTACCACTACCCCACTAGGGAAATGGAGATGCGCGGAGAATATTTCTAAACCCCCGTGCTCTATCTAACAGGGAGTGTCGGAGTAGCGGTTGAGCCGTACCTGAATAATGGAACGGTTGGCTACATGCGCGCCCCTCGCGGTGGGAGAGCACTTAAGCCTGGATGGATTTGGGCGGCGGATAACGGAAGATTCGGTAAAGGTTGGCCTGGATACGACAAGTGGTTTGCATGGCTCTCTTCTCAAAGTGAAGAAGAGAAGTCTCGCTGCTTGTTCGCTACTGCTCCTGATGTAGTTGGCGATTGGGAAGCCACCCTCTCCGAATCCCTCCCGTGGCTACCCCGAATAAGGAGCATCGGATACAAGGTTGCCCTGGTAGCCCAAGACGGAGCAACGGTAGATAACTTCCCGTTTGACGAATGCGACTACATGTTCGTAGGGGGATCTACTGAGTGGAAGTTAGGTTCAGACGTTGTGGATCTAATAACCGAAGCAATAAACCGAAACATTGGTGTTCACGTTGGTCGTGTGAACAGTAGAAAGAGATACAGATTATTTGCTGGTCTAGGAGTAGACAGCGTAGATGGAACCTTTCTTGCTTTCGGCCCCGAGAAAAATCTTCCCAAATTGTTAGGGTGGATTAACGGTAGTCCTTAGGTGTGGACACTTTAAGTCTGATTAGTTTCTATGATAGACCTTTAGTTTTTTGGTCTACAACGGTGTTTATTATTGTTTATGAATGCCAAAAAAGGTCGTTTCCCTCCCCACGACCGGAAAATTTTGTCCGAAATGTATGCTTTACTATCAGTTGTGGATAACTTCCACAAAACTGAAAGGTTGAAAGCATATGTTCGATCAAAGGTTCTGGATCGCCGCCGCAGAACGAGCGATCAAGACTTTCGCACAGGCCCTGCTCGCCCTCATCGGCACGGGCATGGTGAACATCATCAGTCTTGATTGGCCCCAGATGCTCGGTGCCTCCGCCACCGCTGCCCTGGTCTCCATCCTGACTTCAATCGTTTCCGCGAACTTCGGCCCGAACCCCGGCCCTTCCCTCGCGGATGAAACGGTTGAGCCAGATCCGATCATTGTTGAAGTACCTAAGAAGTAACTTCCACAAACTTTTTGTTCCCGGCCCACCTAGCTGACTGATATATCAGAACGGCTGGGCGGCCCGGGACAAAACGGACATAACGGATACCTGGTGACCGACGTACAAAAATTTCTTCCACCCGAGGAACTCGAGGAAACTTCCACAGAGTTTCCCGAACCCGCAGTGGATGAACCGTATGACTTGCGCCCGAATCTTTCAGATCTGGGAATCATAGAACACGAGCGCGGCGTCTGCGAGGACAACTACGAGAACCGTAGGATTCTTCGCCACGCCAAATTAAACTGGCAGCCCGTCTTTGATCAGTCCGGTCACCCGACGGGCATGATCGCGGCCCGCTCCCAAGACTCCCTCATAGAGCGGCGTATCCAAAGCCTCGCCGAGAAGAAACCGCTACTCGTTGACCCAACGGATAAGAACTCTGACTACATCACCGGACTAGATCTTCTTCTGGAAGATAAAGCCATCGCCATTGCGCCACCGTGGGTCGTCGGCGCGACCCGGGCCTGGCAAGCCGAGCAAGAAGCCGGCGGCCCGCCCACCGCTAAACGTCAACCGAAGGGCCTGCCCGCACGATGCCGGATGATCAAATCCGACGGTATCCGCTGCATGTTGTGGGGGAGCGGGCGCGTAGCCGATGACGGCCTCTGCCGTATCCACCTCAAGTCCGCCCGAAAACCGGGCGAAGACATTGAACGGGCACGTTCAAAAATTATGCAGGCCGCACCGTACGCAGTGGATGTACTTGAAGAACTTATGGAGAACGCAGAATCCGAACCCGTTCGACTAAAAGCTTCAACCGAGATACTCGACCGAGCCGGCGTGCGGGGAGGTCAAGACTTCACAATTGATGTGGAAGTTAACGACGCTCGGCCAGCCGGCCAGGTCGTAGCCGAGCGGCTCGCCCGCCTATCCGAGGGTGCCCAAGCCATCGCCGCACGAGTTCAGGAACTGGAAGCAGAATCGGACAAATCGGACAACGGTGACATTGTGGACGCTGAAGTCGTTGAAACCGAGGATTATGCGGAAATCAGCATAAACGCTTCTGAAGATCAAGAAACCGTTGAGAAGTTGGAAGCTCCCGAGCACCTCGAAGATCTCGAGGATTTAGATGAGGAATCCCAGACATGACATCAGAACTGCTTCTTCAGGCGGCCCGGGATCTCTCGGAGCAACTTTCCAATGACATTGCGTTGTGCTCAACTCGTGAGGAGCACATCCGTGTAACGGCCCGCGCGAATGCCGCAGTCGCTCTCTATAATGCTATTTCTTCCGAGTACGGAGATGATCTCGCCCAGAACGACGAAGACATTATTTAGTCTCAACGTGAGCTTGAGCCCCGGAAGCTAGCTAACTTCTCAACCGTTTCTTATTGTTGGTCCCCCAGATTGTCTCCGTACGCCGACATCCCGGCGAGTACTTCTTCACAAGTCGGACAAATCGGATATTGACTCGGGTCTCGAAACGGAACCCAGATTTTTCCGGAAAATATTAAAAGAATGCATCTTTACTGGACTTTACAGTCGGAGAATGCTAGGTTCCGATCATTCATAGAGACACTCGGGTTTGATCCCGAACAAGTTTTAGGTGGTGATGTAGATGCAGACGTTTCTCCCGTTTCCTAATTTTCAAAAGACAGCAAGGTCACTGGATTACCGTCGGCTTTGACTCGGCAAGCAACGGGTAGAGGTCTATCAACTTCTCCGTGCAATCAACGGCGAGACTAAAGGCTGGGCTAATCACCCAGCGGCACGTATGTGGCGCGGGCACGAGAAGACGCTGGTCGTGTACGGCACGATCATCTGCGCCGAGTGGAAGAACCGTGGTTACGTAGACAACATGCAGGCCCGCATCGGTGCGTACTTCAATAAGTTCCCAGATTCCGAGGCGTTACCTCCGTGGATGGGTGACAGTGGATTGCACCTCAGCCATCAGTCAAATTTAATTAGAAAGTTCCCAGAGCACTACGGACCCCAGTTCCCCGGCGTGCCCGATGACCTGGAGTACATCTGGCCAGTGCCCGAAGATTTAGATTTTGAGTCCGGCTTGACATCCGGCCCGCCCTCTGCGAAGGTGAAATAATGCGATCAATGATGATAGAAAATCCCCGTGAAAGAGAAGACCGTAGATACCCGCCGTTCGTAAGCGGGACCATTGCGTTCCTCTCAGTGATCATCGGCCTGTTCTACTTTTAGTAGCACAACGGCGAGGGGGCGGTAGCTCAGTTGGTTAGAGCCCCCGACTCATAATCGGGCCGTCGTGGGTTCAAGTCCCACCCGCCCCACACATAGCGGCGAGAGTGCTGCACGCGGGTTGTTTCATGTCAAGAACCGACACGCCGAAAGGAAAATAAATGTTTAGAGAAGTTGCCGGCGAAGAGCTCCGGCGAGCTCGACAACAACAAAATAAAACTTTGCGAAGTGTCGCCATCGCCGGCGCGCTCTCGGTTGGGTATCTCTCCGAGGTGGAGCGCGGAATCAAAGAACCCTCCAGCGACATCATTGAGGCGATCTGCAAAGCTCTTGAGATCCCACTTTCAGATTTTCTTCTGAGGTTGTCTTTTGAGATGGCGAGGCGGGAGAAGTTTCTTAGTAGCAAAAAAAGT